AAATGCTTGCCATATTCTAAGTCAGTGCCCGCCACTCCGCTAAGCCCGCCGTCTTCCACTTTGTAGAAAATGCTTTGTATAAGTCTTCCTGTGTCTGTGTTTGGCGGCTCCCCCGGTGGCGAAACGGGATGATTCTTTTTGTTTGGCGAGCTTCCTGGGGAAATGTTTCGAATGCTTTTAATAGCATCAGCTGCTATCTTAAGCGTTCCAAGTGTTACTTGCTCAGCAACCGCCTTGTGAACTAACGCATTGTACTTTGCAAGCTTCTTAGTGAGGCTTTTGATGTTAACAAACTGTAATGTGGTCACGTTCCGGCCCCTTCGTTGCGCGCTATAATCGAGTAAAAGTTCTTTTTTCCATCGACTAAAATGACGCTTTCGATCTGAAGGGTGCTTTCTTCCCACGTGATTTCCATAGCAGAATTGATGCCAGGAAGGTATCTCATCTTAATCTCGTACCTATCAACCGAGTCAATACGGCCAGCTATAAGAAACTCGCGCCCGTGCTTAGGCGTGACGCTAGCCATGCAAACAGCAAAGGTTGAGCGTGTTACTTCAAAGCCGCCTGTGTCGTTCTTGGTTTGCGACAACTGAACGAAGGTCACTTGCTCGTTCAATGCGGAAGCGCACGGCATTGTGGCAGAACCACGCCCGTCTGTTTTTTTGCACCTCATAGCCGATAAACTCGCCAGTCAGAAACCATGCCCCAAACGCTTGCAGGTATAGATAGGTCGCAACCTCGATTTTCATACAAATATTCAGCAAACCTTAGAACTGCCATTTTCAACTCTGGGGGAACGTCGGTTGATGCCGCCCCAAATCCCGCCGTGACCTCGACTCTAACAGCCGAAGACTTAAGAAAGGGGCCAGTGAACCATGAACCATTGGGAAGCTTAGAAACCCTGCTAGGCCGTGACTCAGCATCCAAAACATAGTTTGAACTAGCCCAAATGTTCTCATTATTTTCGTCGTCATAGTATGCGAACTTATCAACCGCAGTCACCGGGTAAAGTCCTAGGTTCATGTTGTCAGTAATCGCGTAGAATATTGTTAAAGGATTCGAGCCCAAGTGATAATCAGAAAAACCAAGAGAAGACGAATGTCCCGCTAAAGCGTCAATAATCTGTGTTCTGGGTAGCGTGTCCCAGCTAACCCTAAATGTCTGGTCAATCATAACAAGGCCAAGCTTGTTTTCTATAAGGCGTGTCGCCGTTGCCACATACTCAGCTAGTAGCGTGTCGTCATTTGTTACTGAGGCGTTTATCCTTAGGCTGTTTTTTATTTCGGCGACTGTTACCACTGGAACCGCTGCGTTTGTTAGCCTTCGAACGCTCTTTAGAAGTGGGCCCTGTGATTGTTGTTTTAAGATCGTCATTTGATTTCAATTCTAAACCAGTTTTGCCAATAGGAAAAGCTAGGCCGTGACCAAGCAGAAAATCAGCGTCATTATTTTGAACCCCGTAAACCATGCCAGGCATTAGCATCTCACCGTCGCAGAAATAGGGATAGTTAACGTGGATCTTTTTCATGATTCTAGCCTAGCACAAAAGGAAAACGGGCACCCCAAACTTAATGGAGCGCCCGAGTCATTTGGAAAATTACTTAACTGGCTTTACTTTAGGTTCCAAAAGCGCGTCGGCTCTAAGCGTAATGCTAGGCGAACCAACCGCAACACCACGAAGGCGCATGTATCTTTTAGGTCCTTCGTAATCCACAAGGACTAGGTTTCCGTCAGCTTGAAGCTCAGCACCTAGCAAGTCTACTTGCGTGTACTCAGCGTCAGACCATGCGGAATTGTCGTCACTGTGTTGGATTAGAAATTGAAAGTAGTTAGAAGCGTCATAAGTGACGGCAGCGTCACGGTAAACCTGAAGACCTTTAGCGGAAATTCCGTCGAGATCAATAGAGATTCCGTTAAAACTAGCAGTAACAGACGCCGAAGTTAAGGCGTTTACTCTTTTTACGTGGGCACTAATATTTAAAGTCATATTCTTTTATTCCTTTCTTATGCTTTTTTGAGGCGTTTGATAGCTTCAAAGTTAACAACCGCGCCGCCGAAGCGAGCACTAAAGTTGAATTTAACGAAACCAGGCTCAGTAATTTCGTCACGAATGACTTTCATACCGCGACGGTCAACGAACTTATATCCTGCCTTGAAGTCGCCGAATAAAACGGGAACCGCGTCGGTAGAAAAAGTTGTTGCTGCGGTTACTAGGTCGTTAAACTGTCTAACAGGGTATCCGTTAAACAAGCTAGGAACGCCCGCTTGAAGAGAAGGCTGCCACAAGTATTGTCCTTGAGAATCCTTCAATTTACGGATTTGCTTGATTGTAGATCTGTGCATTCCATAAACTGCGTTTGCAAGATACTCTTCTTTCAATTCAGAAAGGTCAATCAAGTCATCAGCCGTTACAAGTGCAGTGGAAAACTCAACGTCTTCAACTTGTCCAACAACCGGGCCAGAACCAGCGAGTGCAGGATAAGTCAAAATTCCGTCTGGTTGACCTTGACCAGTACCAAGCAAACCAGCCAAAGCCAATTTACGCTTGAACTTGTCGGCAGCTTTGCCAGAAAGCCACTGCTCAAGATTGCGGCTAGCATCCTCAAGTATTTGAGTAGTTGCGCGAGGGTACGCGTACATTTCAAAAACGTCAATCTTTTGAACTTTAAGGACTGGGGTATCTGTTTTTGAGCGTGCTTGTCTTTCAGCAACCCATTCAGCGTCCATGTCGCCAAGGTCTTGAGTGATTTCTAGAGCGCCGCCTGAAATTGTTTCGCGAGAAGCAAGCTCAAGTAGTGGGTTAGAATCAAACGTTTGAGTGATAACGTCGTTAGAGATTTGAACGGGAACCAAAAAACCACCGTCTTCAGCAACGATTCGGCTAAGGTCTTTAACTTCGATTTCCCCAGTAGCAACACCCTTGCGAGCTTCGGCCAAAACGGAATGCATTTCGCTAGAATCGTTTTTTCGCATGAAGTTCAAGAAAGCTTTGTTGTACTTTTGATCGATAGTGTTTGAGTCTTTATCAGAATCGCCCGCAGCGCTGCGCTTCATAGCCGCATAAGCCTCGTCGACTTTAGTTTCTAGTTTAGAAATAGCCTCGTTAGCTTTTTCAAGGTTTGCTTTGCTCTCAGCCGTAGCTTCGCCGCGTGATTTGATTTCTGCTTCTAATTTTGTGTCAGTGCTTTTAAATGCATTGACGGCTTCACCGATTTTTTGGATGTCGCCTTTGATGTCTTCCATACTCATTTTGGTATTCTCCTATTTTGTTTTTATGTTATTCAAAATGCCTTTTAACTGTGACGATAACGAGTGAACATCTAAGTTCGGGTCGTCGATGTCGCGGGCGGGTCGCTGTGCGAGTGCCCATTCAGCCATTTCAGGCATTGTTAAACCAATTTTAATCGCGTGCTCGTGCATTTGTTTAAGGAACAATTCCTTGCCCTGCGCCGTCTTCACGTCTGTTATAATAGCTTCTGTGTTCATCGGCATAGCCGTGAGTGAATATTCAAAAAGCTTAACTTCTTTTAGATTNCGAATCATCTCGCCGGTTTCTAACTCTTCAAAGTCAAACTTAACGGCCTGATAACCGATAGAAAGGCCCATATTCGCGCCCTTTAAAGTCAAGGCTCGCTTGGCTAGGCGGTATTTTTCAAGTCCCTTTTGGTTTTTAAGGTCAATTTCGGCTTCGACCTCTAAACCCTTTTCGGTTTCGAGGGCATGAATACCCCAGCCGATTTGATCGAAAAACATGTGATCGGCCAAAACCATAACGTTCCCGTGGTTCTGCTTTAGGGTTCTTTTAAATGCCCCAGGCATCACCCTGTCGTCGCCAAGATCAATATTGTTGAATGTAGACGCAAGCCCGCGAATAACACCGAAGCCGTCATTCTCGTCAACCTCATCAACCTTCATGCTGAAAGACTTGACTTGATATTTCTCTGTCATTTAAGTTCGATCCCCTTGCGCCCTTTCTTCATGATAACAGCGAAGGCGTCTTTAAACAAAACGTCATGGACAATCCCGCTTTTTTTTACTTGAGCGTATACATTCACGCTTTCATTCTCCGGCATTGCGTCAATTTCAAAATCGTCAAGCGTCACTTCACACTGATTTTTCCCGGTAATCTCAAGGCCCTTGCCCCTGGTTTTCCTTTTGGTTCGGTTGTTGGCGTATGGAAAAACGACTTCGACCGAGTCGGCCCCTTCTAAATCCAGGGGTAAACCCCCATGTGTGAACATTTTAAAGGTTAGTTTCATCTTGTACCCTTCCTACAATCACGCCTTTTTCTTTCTGTTCGGCGCAGACGTAGCCCAAAATTGCCTTGGGCTTTTCTTCTATCTTTTTAACGCTTACTTTTGGACCTTGAGGCCCTAGCTTTTTACGTGGCCCGATGTTCGGCATGTTTTAATTCCCCAATCCAAAAGTCATCACGCAACGGCAATTTATAACCTGCCCCGCGCCGCCTGCCGAATCGCCAGGGGAACTCATCTCGTCACCGGGTGGCACCAAAAACTTAGCGTCCTGGTCTACCTTCACCCCGTTCATCACTAGGTGATTAGGATGCTCTAGGTCCCCGCTAAAGTCCCCGGGTCTTGTGCGTTGATCTTGTGCTGAGATCCATTCCTTTTCTAAGTTCGGAACCCCTAAAGATTTAGCCGCTGCCAGTGATGAGTTGTTTGATGCCATTCCAATCTCTGTCCTAGCTATCATAATGGAGCGTGCTTTTGATATGTCACCCATTGATTCACGAATGCGCTCGGCAATCTTAGGGGTTGCTAGGCCGTCGTTTACGCCTTCGTTTATAGCGTCACGAATGGCCTTACGGATTTGTTTTTCGTTAGTTCCCTGAATATTAGTAACGCTTTCGCCCGTGCGCTCCTCAACATACTCTTCAACCCATCCCGAAAACTGCCTCTCGTTCTTCTTTTCGTATGAAGTCCCGAATGCTGACTTGGCCCCCATAATGATGTTTTCTCCAAATGCTTCGGCAGAGCGTCTAATGTGCTTAGAGATAACCTTTTCAAAGTTTGAGTTGTAAGAGTCTAAAATGCGAAGTGATGACGATTCAGCCTGAATTTTGCTTGATGCCTCAATACCACCTAGGTCAGCTGCTAAGTTTTCAAATATTTCTCTTCAAGTCTTGCTCGAATGACTTGGCGAAAAAGTTCCTTTGTTGGTTGATTTGGGCAAAAACCTTTTTCTTCTCGCTTTTTGTAATGGGGTTTACTTGCTTAATCTCACTAGGTTCTACAAACTTTACCTCATGCGGGTCTAGTTCTTCGGTCTTGGTCTGACCGATAGGATAGTCAAACTTGGGCGCGTCTACCTTTTCGGCGCTAAATAGTTGAGGCTCAAGAAGGTCTAGGCCGTCAATTTCGACTAAGCCCATCTCCTTTCTCTTCTCGTTGATCAACATCCAAGTGGCATCTTTAATCATTGCAAACTTCATTTTGCGCTTAGGCGCTAGTGCTTCGATCTTGTCTAGGTCTGGAACAATTTTATAATCTTTTCGATAGCCTACACTTAGCCACCTAGAAAGCTCGCCAAGGTACAAACGACACAAGGGAATAACTGACTCCTCGTAAAGAGCCATGCGCGCCGTTTCGTAGTTCTTAAAGGTGCTATCGCCTGGAATGCTCAAGAGAATCGGCGGCATCCCAAGGGCTAAAGCAATCTCGCGAGCTGAGCAATTCTTGCCTTCAATCCAAGCAATATCAACTAAGCTCATGCCCATTTCTTGCCATTCTAAACCGCCTTCTAGCAATAGTGTTTTCCCTGCGTTGGCCTGGCCGGTGTTTTGCTTACGAATCATAGACTTTAGGTTTTCGTATTGCTCGTCTGACAATGTTCCAGAACTGTTTGTCTCTGATACTGGAACCTTTAAAGCTCCCGATGGACGCGCCCCGTTTTGAAGCAATGCTAAGTTCCATTCCCCTGCGGCGTTGTGTTGGTCAATAGAGTAAAGCGCCGCCTCTAGTGCCGACATTCCCCACCAATGATTCAAAGGATGAAAAGACTTAACGTGCAGCATGTCAGAAGTTCCCTTGATGGGGTCTACTGGAAAATGAATTTCTGTTCCTTTGAATTTGAAAATATAACTAGAAGGAAGTTTAGATTTACCAGGCACAACCTGCAAATACTGCGGGTTAACGCTCCAAATTTCCATTGGCTTTCCATTCATTGACGTGCATTTCTCAGTGAAGTTATTGCCTGAAATCTGGTAATAAGAATAGGCCGCCTCGAAGAATTGGCTTTGTGACTGCATGGGGTTAGGGTTTTTTAATAGGTCATTGATCGGTTGATTTTCTATCTCAACGTATTCCTTCCCGCGCTTCTCCATAACCTTGAGCGGTATAGTGGCCGCTGCCTTCGCGGTAAGGCTAATGGCCTTAAAAGCTACCGTGTTAATCATGTAAGCCTGTTTGGAAAATGACTCATAATCTCGGGGCGAGAATTGCGCTGTTGCTGTCTCCATTGATACGGCGCTTCTGGTTAGGCCCTTTTGTTCAACGGGTGTTTTATTAGAGAATAAAAATTCTAGGATGTTCATATTAGGCGCGCCCTTATCATTGGTTTTGATTTGCTTGTGAAGGTTTCTATGGCCATTGACGTAGTGTCAACTTGGTCGTCATGTTTTCCGTTGGGAAATTTTTGGTGCTCTAAAAGGAAGTCAGCCACGAAAGGCTTGTCTTCTGGTAGGTAGCAATTACCGGCTTCAATTTGTGGCGATGCGTTTAATGCTCTTGTCACTTTGTCCCTGCTCCCGGTTTTGTATGCTAACACTGGAAGCCGCTTTCGTCTTAAAGACTGAATTAAACCGATTCCAGAAGCCTTGTCTTCTATTACGATTGAATGCGGCTTATCTCGATTGTAAAGCGTTATTGCTGCGCGTTCAAGGTCGGGGGCCTCAACTTTTTGTCTCCATACATCTAAAAGATAAAATCCCGTGTCATTTTCTCCCCAGGTTGCACATACAGAATAGTCATTATCTACGCCCGCCTTGTGCGCGCAATCCCAGAATTGGATAACGCGGTCGAACTTTGGAGCGACTTTGTAGAACTTCCACCATTCGCTTTTTATAATCGAGCCGGTTTGTGGGCTTGGGTCTTGTTGGAATAGCGCAGACCAAACTAAGCCGCCTACTTCCCTTTTGATTTCTTGCAATGCCTCAAGGCTAAAGCGTTCTGTACAAAGCGGCTCGCCTTCCTTGCGGCCTAATATGTCGTTTTCTTCGGCGATCGCTGGCATCGTTATCTTAGTGAACGAAGGGCCCGTTAGCTTCCCCGCAAGGTCAGATTCATGCCACCTGGTCTGCATAATCACAATCGAAGCGCCTGGTTCTAGCCTCGTTCTAGCTACTGAATTATACCAATCGATAGTGCGTTCTTGGTGCCTCACGCTCTTGGCGTCTTCCCAGCCCTTCACCGGGTCGTCAATAATTAGAAGGTCAGCGCCTTTACCTGTCATGGTTCCATTCACGCCCGCCGCCAAAAAACCGCCGCGCTTGGAAGGGTTTTGGGTTAGCGTCGAAAATCTATGAGCTGCGGATGAGTCCCCAGAAACCGCAGTCGTTACGTATTTATTTGATTCGATTGTGTTGCGAATTTGACGGCCAAAGTCGGTAGCGAGCTGCGCATTGTACGATGCAAGAATGACTCGCTTTCCTGGAAACATATCAAGAAACCAAATCGGTAGCCAGTGCGAACAAAGCTCCGAATTACAGGTTGGTATCATCTCAGGCCCCGCCAAGAATAAATGGCTCGGGCTTTCGACTTCAATACAAACCGTGTCTTGGTTTTTAACCTTTTCAAATCTTAGATAGTGCCCGGTGCTTCTTTCTGCGTTCCTTGTCTTCCTGGCCTTATGCGGCAAGGTTGCGCACCCTTCCATGTAAAAAGTCACCCTATATTTTCTCGATATGAAGCGTCCGTATATTGTGGCGTCACCCTCTGACATTGAAGCCTTAACGCCCAGCGAGCGCACAAGCTCCAAAATATTGTCGCTAAGCCCTTTGTGGATTGTTGTAATTTCCACCTGTCCGCCTTTGGTGACATGACCGTCAGTGTCAACTAAGCCGCGCAATAGTTCCAATCGTTGCTCGATACTTCCTTCTAGGAATATTTGCGGGATAAATTTTCTAGGGGAAAGCCCGTAAGCCCGAAGGTCCCTTATAAGGCCAATGACTCCAAAGCTTTGATTGCCTGCCCTGTCCGACGTTTTAACGCCAAGGTTGTCTATTCGTGAGCGAATCCACCGCAGCTTTTCACCTGTGCTAGAGATTGTGAAGTTCTTAGATGTTCCATCGCCAAGCCAAACGCCCAGCAAATAAGGTTTTATTGTGAAATTCTTTTCGCCGTATTGGATGGGGCCGGCATGCTCGACGAGAGGCCCTCTAGGGCTTGACCTATTTGCTAGGTATTCGGTTGTTTTCTTTTTAAAAACTTGAGCTTTTCGGCACAATCTAACAAGCCATTCATGCTCAGCGTCTGCGACAATGCTTGAATTCCTTGTGGATACTTTGTAACATTTTCGGTCTTTCCATACAGGCGAAACAGCAACAACCTTTGTGGGTGCTCCGTTTTCATCAAAAACAAAGTCGCCAGCCCTTAAGCTTCCAATAGCCACCCAGCCTTTCGGGGTTGGGATTGGCGTATCAACTGCAAGCGCCTTACCGTGCCTCGGTGGAGCCTCAAGGATAAAGCGAGCGCCGCCCTTTATAATAGCGGGGCCAATCTTGAGCGAGATATATTCTAAATGGGGATATGGCTTCCAGTCCCCATCTGAGCAATATTGCGCAAATGTGTGGGGAAAGGCGCGCCAATAATCAAGGGTCTTTTGGTTCATTCGCTTGGTTCTTCGCCAATACTGCTAAAGCTGCCAAGGTTTCAGCATCGCCGTTCTTAATTTTCTCAGCGATGATATCTTTATCTGGTTTCGTTTGAATCAAGCCGGAATGCTCAACCTTGTCTTTCCACTCAAAGCGGTTCTTCATTGTGAAAATCCAGCTGGCGGGGTTGAAGTTTGGCATTTGGTGCGCTCCGGCTTCGTTCTTCTTGCCCTTGTCGCCCTTCATTCCCATCATTCCGATCGTTTCTAGCTGTTTTCGCCCTTTTTCATGGCCTATTTTCTTAGCCTGTGAGAATTCAGTGTGTACGCGAGCCCATCCGTACATGGTTTCACTGCCACAATCTATGTCTGCAGCGAAGGATTCGAAAGAAAAACCCTTCTCCATATGTTGAATAAGCATGAGGCAAAACTCGCGCCTGTATTTCGTTGGTTGGCCGGCGCTCATTTGTATTCAATCTCCCTAAGAAAATCGCGATCAACTAATGGAGCTTTTTTTATTGGGGTTTCTTCAGGCAATGACTCATAGACGGCATGGTTGATGTATTGAGTAACGTTAGTCATCCAGCCGTCTGTGCGGAGCTTTTCAGCCAAACGAGCGTATAAAGCCGTTGGCATACGAACTTTTATTTCTTTTGTGGGAACCTTCATAACCCTTTTAGGGTAACACGGGACCTTGTAAAGTCTATAGCTCGGCCTAGTTTATGTCGCAGCGTGGCGTTTCACGTGAAACAATTCGTCTATTTGCATGGCTCTACTTCCTTTAAAGTATATTCAACTTCTAGCCCTGCAAACTCAATCGGGACATAAATCTTAGGGTTGCCACCTTCAAAGTAGCTAGCGATTCTAGCTACTCCCTCATATTTCAAAGGCGGTATTACTATGTCACAGTCGCTGGGCTCACATCCAAGATAAGAACCGTCTGAGTCCCACGAGTAGGAATACCAACCGAAAAAAAAATTGTGCCCTCAAAAATAGCACCGTGAATAGCTTGCAACCCAATCCCGTCAAGTGCGTAAATTCTAACCTCGCGGCCATTCCTAGTTTTGTAAGTTTTTCCGACTTCTATATTTTTCATTTAACAAACTCCAATCCGTTGGCATAGCCACCAAAGTGTATGAACCACCACCACACCAAGGATGATGCTTGAGATTATGACTACAAAAAACAATAAACTAAATTCCCAAGATGGCTTTTTCATTTGACCCCTTTCATTGTGTCTATTGCCCACCAAGCACCGGCATGAAAAGCCCTGCGATTACAATGACCTAATTTTTCTTCGTAAGTTTCGTTAAAGTCGTAAACGGCTATACTTATCTCTCTTGCTGTTATCTCGTTTAAACCACCAGATACCGCATGGGATTTAACCTTCAGAGTATCAAACGCGTCCATCCATTCTTTCGCTGCTTTCTCAAACTGATCGCGCTGAAATTTTACGTCAGCGAGTTCCTCCGCCATATGGACGCACCGTAGAACAAGGTCTGGAACGTCGATTATTGCAGAGCGCTCTGCCCATTTTTTTAACTCTTGCAACTCATGATCATCAAGTTGTTTCATTCTGCACCATCCTTAAGGGTTATCTGACACATCGGAAAATCATCTATGCCCCTCGGGCGCTCCGTAGAGCAAAAACAGGTGCCGACGATATTTGTTGGTGTGAGTTTCGCTGGAAATTCAGAAGTGGCCATGACGACTACGCTACAATTAACAGGCGATTTACAGCTAGCGAGTAATACAGCTAAAATTAAATACCTCATTCTGTCTCCTCATCTAAAAGCTCGTCTTGTAGCTGTAAAATCACATCGTAAGCCTCGACCTGCCCTAGATACGCCGCAGCCATATTGGAGTTTGGCGATCCCGTTTCCCGCAAGCGATCTTCTGCGTCTAGTTGTAAATCCTTAACTTTTTCAAAAAATGCCGCAATCAACTTTCCCCAGTTTTTCTTGTTGGTCATTCTGTCTCCTTTAGCGCAGCTAGCGCGATTGCAAAATCCTCATGTGCCCCGTGACGCACTTGATGCTCGTTGTATTTCATTGCTGGATGAGGATGTCTAGTAAATCCTTCTAGGCATTCTTCCGCAGCATCAATCACCTCTAAAAGTTTTAGCACCATTTCTGGTGAGAATGTTGCGATATATTTTGTGTTGTTTCGTGCGTTTGTGTTCGCTACCTCGCAGCATACCGCAAAATCTCCCGATCCATGTACGATATAGGAGATATAGCCTGAGTCATCATCTCGCCGCTCAATATGGTCACAGCCCTGTGTTGCGGCCATTGCGATTTCTCGCAGTTTTTCTAGTTTCATAAGTCCCTCAATATATATATGCCCACCAAAAGTAGCGGCCACAAAAAAAAATACGCAAAAAGGTACTCGTCCCTTGAAACCCGTGTCTCACCATATTTTTTTAGATAGTACAGCGCCATGCTGAGTCCGACTGCTATGTGTGCCAAAACGTAGATCATAGCCAGCCCAGAAACTCGTAATGCCTAAGCACGTAATAGTGCCAGTCCTTTGGGCGATGGAAAACCCATTTACCGTAAAACAACTCCCACAAACCCCCGTCTGGCATAGTGATGTGCGGATGCTCACCTGCAAAAACCCACAGAGCAGGACGTTTTTTCAATTGCGCGAGCGTCGGTTTTTTCATAGCCACCCCAGAAATTCGTAATTCCTAAGCACGTACTCCTGCCAGCCCTTAACTTGACGATGGAGAACCCATTTGCTGTGCAACAACCATAAACCCCCGTCTGGCATAGTGATGAATGGATGCTCGCCGGCAAAGATCCACAAGGCGGGGCGCAGTTTTAATTGTTTAATGGTTGGGGTCATGGTGCCAAAACCTTATGAATATAAACCGCCTCTAAAAGGTCCGCTATTTCATCAAATCTAAGCCCAGCCTTGTCATTTAGTTGTATAAGAGGTTTGCCGGTCTCAAATTCAAAGTCTCTGTTTATCCCGCTCAGCCATTTAGGCGAGCCAAAATCTACCCTTGGCACGACTCCTCTCAAAGTTCCGTCTATAGTTTCATACTTAGGCGCCAAAACTTTGCAAGCTACGCCCAAGCAACAATAATTTGATGTCCCTATTTCCTGCAGTCTTCCAAGCCCTTGCTTAAACTCGCCAGAGCGCAGAGCCCTGATCCATTTTCTAAATTCTTTTTTGTTGAGATTCATTTCTTTTTTGTTGAGATTCATTTCTTTTCGTCCTGCTTTGCCCCACCATGATCGAAACCCAGCGCGTAGAAGTGTATCATAGCCCAAAGCTCGCAAAGTGTAGGCAAGTCTTCGTCTTCAATATTAGAAGATGCTTCTTCCCAATAATCTAAGGCGTTTTGCCACGCATTTTCAGTTATATAGACAGGGCGATTAAACGGAATTTCTCCACGCTTCGATTGTATGTCGCGATCTTTAATTTTATTCATCTCTTCACTCCCCACTTAAAAATTGTAGGTTTTGCTCTGAAAGTTTTGGAGATTCCGATTCACCCAAGATAAAACTAACGTCAACAACTTGTCC